ATCAGTCGTCAAACACTCAATGCAACACCTAATGCATCACCCAATGCATCACCTAATGCATCACCCAGTTTAAGCGTGCAACTGTCTACCCCAACACAGAATGCGAGTCAAGAACAAACGACTTTGACTCCTGGCACTCGTTCACTTTCGTCATATCAACAACTAGAACAGGATCAACAAACGCCCATACTTCGGCAACTATCCGCCAATACAATTGAAAAACCTCCTACAAAAGCAACCCTCAAACCCTTTGTAGTGAAGTCCTTTAAGCCCCTGTAAATCTACTTAAAGACATGTTACTCTTACTGTGTAAGAGCAGAGGCGAACTCAAGTGAACCCAACCCAAAGTAGAGAGCGATGAGTCTCGTGTTTGACGTAGAAACGACGGGTCTTCCAAAAAGTAATGTATTTACCGATCTAACCGCATACGATTCTTGTCGAATAGTATCGATTGCATGGATATTGATAAACAACGACACCCAAAAAGAAGAGCGTGAATCCTATTCTCTCATCAAACCCGAAAATTTTTATGTGCCTGCTGCGAGTACATCGATTCACAAAATAACCCAGACAGAGGCGTTGGAGAAGGGAATCGCTTTTTCAGATATGTTGAAAGAGTTCATGATATCACTTGATGTAGCAGATCGTATTATTGCACACAACTTGGATTTTGATTTAAATGTTTTGGGAAGCGAACTTTACCGTCGTGGTTACGTGACAGAACTTCGGAGTCTATACAGAAAAGATCGGTTGTGTACAATGCGCTGGTCAAAAGAATTGCTGAATTTGCCGCGTTATCCAAAACTGGCTGCTTTGTATCAGCAAATATTTGATGTTGTTCCAGAAAATCCGCATAACGCACAATGTGATACACGATATTGTTATGAAGTCTATAAGCAGCTACTAGAGATTGAACCCCATAGAAAGCCCACTGAGTTTCCTCTTACTCTGTCCAAGGAGCAAAAAGCGGTCGTTTATGAAGATTTGGATCAATCTATGTTGGTCATAGCCTGTGCCGGTAGTGGCAAAACTACTACTATATTATGCAGAATTGGGTGGTTATTGCAAAACGGGGTTGCACCTCACTCTATTATGCTGACCACATTTACTGTATCTGCAGAGCGTGATATGCGTCGGCGCTTGATTCGTCTTTTAGGATATATGCCAGCGATCGAGATTGGAACAATCGACTCGATTTGCAGAAAATACATAGATCTGAAATCGGATGGAAAATACAACGTCAATGAATACGGCATTATGTTTCTGAATGTTTTACAAAACCCTGATGCATGTGCACGAATTCTGATTGGAAAGCGATATCTATTTGTGGATGAGTATCAGGACATAAGTGATGTTCAAAATAGTATAATCGACTGTTATCGTCGTCACGGTGTTGTATTAACAGCTATTGGTGACGATGCACAAAACATTTATGGGTGGCGCGGCTCAAAGATGGAGTATATTCTTTCATTGGACAAAGATCCGACCATCAGGGTCCATTGCTTAACGACGAACTATAGATCGACTGAAATGATTGTTGAAATGGCGAATGCTTCTATAGAACACAATGAAACACAATACCCGAAGACCATGTCGAGCTTATCGGGGCGTGGAAAGAAACCGGATGTTCGTTATTTCTCAACACCGTTTTTGCAAGACGAATACATCACTGATAAGATAATGAATTATATTGAAGAAGGTGTTAATCCATCTGATATAGCTATTTTATGTTCTCAGAATGACTTGTTGTACAACCTGGAGACAATGTTGACGCGAATGAATGTACCCAATCATCTTCTCGAATCCAAACAAGAGCGCAACACAACTAGAGCGGTGGATCAAGATACATCAACCGTTTTTCTCGGAACAATTCATAAAGCAAAAGGACTGGAATGGAAGATTGTATTTTTGATTCACATGAATGATGCAGTATTTCCGGGAAAGTCCAAAGACATTGATGAATCAAGGCGGGTCTTTTATGTCGGTTTAACGCGGGCCAAAGTAGCCTTGCATATTACGTTTACCAAACAATATGGATCAACTTATATGACTCGATTTGTAACGGAGCTATCGAGTAAGTTATATGATTTTCCTGGTCTTCAGCCACACCATATAGGTATATCTGCATCATATGATCCTGGTATGAAACAAGGCATAGTGGATCTGATCAAGAATCTAGATGGTACAAATATTCAGCTACTTCGTCAGATGAACCTCATGCCCGATCTAGAATGGAAGCAAACGGTGTTGTATGTTGAACATTCGCATTCTCAGTTTGTGATAGAAAACGAGTTGTTTACTGATGTGGGGATCTTCGTCGATGCCCTTATATGTCGTAGTATTGGCCTGCGTTATCCCGAAAGCCGTGGTCTGGAAGTGGGTTCAGCACCGATGGCAATCGCCAGCGTAAAATTATCAAAGGATGATATGGGGGTTTATTACAATTATAGGGAGTACTTTTATCATAATATTCGTCTTATACGACTCGACGACAGTGATGACAGCGCTTTCACAAAGTTGTCGAGTAACAGTTTTTTCCCACTACCTGAACCCATTTTAGCAACACACGAATACACTCTTAAACGGATATTAGCTATGATGCGTAAAACGTCTTACGAACACAAAATACCTCTAGAAAGAATTGCTGTCATGACCGAACGATTTTTGCCAGCGAGCTTTGATAAAAGCATGGGAGACCATTGGAAAAAATATCAAGACCCTCGACTAGCTACATCTGATATTATCATGGATATATGGGAAGTTTCGAAATGTGAGCGAATCGTCAAGGAAAAACGAAGACGGTTGTTATATAAAAAGGTGCCACCCAGTGCAATCGAAGTATATGTACCTATGTTGGATGATATTGAACATATCTTTCTTCCGTGGATTGAAAAGACACAATCTAAGACAGTATATTGTCACGAATCGTTTATGGTAGAAGGTATCTCGGGTGAAATTGATATACGTTGGGGAACTACGATCATAGACATAAAATGCAGTCAGAGCATAAATATGACATCTGAATGGACGATGCAGTTGCTGTGCTATGCGGCGATGGCAAAATCACATGGATTAGAGGTGAATCACATTGCCATCTTGAACCCATTAAAAGGGATTTGGTTTATCGCGTCAATTGCAAACATAGATGACAGTCTGTTTAGCACGTTACTAAGTACTATACAGTCTATGTCTCTAAAAAAAAGAAATGTATAGAATAGACGATATATGGAAGATAAACTCCCTGTTATACCTTATTTTGAGCCGGAGACTCGTTTTGATCGAAACAAGAACAGGACAGTGGAAGGATTCACAGATAATATTTATTCATTTATAGATACCGCAAATTATGATGAGTTTGCTAAGAATACAGTCAAAACGTCTATTACAAAGTGGATTCTTCAGAATCTTGCGTTAATTGCAATGATGTTCCTTTTATTTATGTGTTTGTATTCAATCATTGAATTCGCAGATTTTATACCGTTGTTCGTTGCTATAATGCTGATCTGCACATATGAACTAATTTGGAAACTATTGTAAAGGCGTAACCGCTTCATCGACTTTGTGGAGCAAATCTTCAATAGTACCGGTGTTTTCTAAATAGAAATCGTATGGTATTTCCATATATTGTTTTTCTGATATATGACAGTCCGATCTGTTATCTACCATTGTAGAATGATTGCGTTCCACACGAATTACTTTCATGTCTGTTGTCAATTCGTTATATATATAATTATATTCATTTATAAAGCGCATATCTGATACGACGATTGGTGTGTTGCCATGTTCGTCTTTAACGGATTGAACGAATCGACGAACCCAAAACGATTCACCGATTCCTGGGATAGTAGTTTGTATATGGTTTCGAAATACATCTGTTCCAATGTATTGCATTAGATTTCTGGGACTCACATTCCAAACGGGATGTATCTCTTCTTTTTTATCGCTTTCCATCTCTTCATCTGAGAATCCGAAGAGCGACTTCATGGCATCTTTCATGGGTTTGGATATTTTCAAATGCTGATATCCATATGTTTGGACAAGATGATGCGCGATAGTGTCTTTTCCCGAACGCCGACGACCACATACGGCAATCAGTTTCATCAACGGTGTATATGTCATAGACTTAGAATTGTTTATGTATCCTCTGTTTTTCATGCCAAAAACTCCGTGGAATGTACCTCTGATACAAACTCACGTGGCAGCTCGGATATGTCAAAGATGAGATGGTCATCCACTTTGCGACACACAGGTCGTATCATGTCTGCATTTTCACCATGTTCAATATGGAGTAATGTATACAGATTCGAATGATCTGTAATTGCTAAACGGAATCCGCTTTCAAATCGTTTGGGATTCTGTCGAGATATCAACACGACATTTACTTGTACTAAACTTGCTAGTTGATACACGTCCGATTCACCATATACATACGAGTTATCAAGAAGGTAATTGTCGCGAATGGATTCCCAGCTTTGAGTCGGCAACTTTTCTGCAAATCTCTTTGTTTTAGCTCTGAAACTGGAATTTCCCATAAGCATTTCTATTGCCTGCACTGGATTGATTTCAAATGCTTTCTTTTTCAGATTCATGAGATGATGTTTCATTTGTGACCGAGTTATACCTCTTCGCAGTAATTTAGATATATACAAAAATACTTCGAGTAAGTTATCATTTTCTGAATCAGTACTTCGAAGAATGAATCTGTTTTTGAGGGCACGGTTCCATCGTTCAGGGTAGATAGGAGTAGACAGGGTAAATACGGGAGGTTTTACAACATCCGGATCTACCAATTGAAATATGCCATATTCGACATAATCTTCAATGCTATTTTCTACAAATCGAAAGGGATTTCTTAATCTTTCATAGATGTCTCGTAGACGATTTCGCAGAAGGTCGTGTCGATTTAACAGAAGTTCGGAGTCTTTGAATTTCATTTTATCCATCGACTCATTTAGCAGCTGAACCGGATCTTTTAGCATTATGTCTTGTATGAAGAGATGCATGTGTTCCGAATCTTGCACTTCAGGTGCCCATAAAGGAAGCATTTCAGCCAATTGATCCAACCTCATTTCCCATGGAAGCGGATTCTCGGAATGTTTTAGTAGGCGCAGCTCACTTGACGCTTCTTTTGATAATAAAATCTTTCGGCATATTCGTGCAAGTACTTCAGGATATATCAAGAGAGATCTGTCTTCGGGAAACATTTCGGTAGACGATTGAATGAATACCGTTGTGTCATCAGGAATCGCATAATGTGCATATCTCTCGCCTAATTGTATAGGTATAATTGCGTCTCCGAAAGATAAGGCTAGCACCAAATCTTCTTTTCCTTTCACCGCTTTGACTACGGGTTTATATGAAGTATAATAAGGTTCCGATGTATCATTCGCTAAGTCGTCCAATATTTTCTCGATTTCTTTCAACGTGATCGTAGGTTCTAACATATGTATTTGATCAATATATCTGGCATAACGATGTCGCATTTCCGGAATAATGCTTGGCTTTTCTAAAGGTATAAACAATTTAGAAACAAGGATCACCCCCCTCAACTTGAAACTCATATCTATGACGATTTCGCGTACAGCATGGCCTCTTACCTCGAGTGCATTCACTACCTTTCTGGCAATAATCCACGGATCGTTGAGTTGTGAGGATGTGCAATTGTTCTCAAAGTATGACCCGATATTTCGAATATGGGGATTTCCGAAATAGGACATGTTTTTCGTAATTTGAATAGAACCTTTATGATAGTTTACTAGCACAATAGGTTCGTATATTTGATTTTGTTTTAGCAACATGATAAATGGTCTTGTTAAGTCGAGAACATATTTAGATGGCACGTATTTGGGACAAGCTAAATATACCATGTCCTCAGCATTGAATAATACTAAATTATAACCACGATAATTCAGCCAAGGATACATACGATTAAATAGATCAAAGAACATATCAGCGTCTTTTGGAATATCGCTTTCGATATAACGTATAAAATTCCTATAAGAATTGAAGATCATGTATTCACGGAGAACAGCAATTGTCATATCATCATAGCCTTCAAATACAAAGTGATCATTATCATCGAGCCACTGAATGACAGGTCGAAGATGAAACATAGTAACATACGCAGAGCGTTTATCATCAGTGAACCATTTCTTAAATTCCGAAAAGTTGGATGACATTTCTAGAGATTCATCTTGATTGAAAAAGACTTTTACTAGATTTCCGTTGTTCAGCTTGATAAATTCAAAGACCGATAAATAATGGCGAATACGCTGTTTCATATCAGCGACTGTTTGGATATCGGGATTATCCAATAGATGCACCATACACTGAAAGAATGAGTCTGGGCCTTGATCCACACCCATACGCGTATACACCTTCTTATTTTCAATGAGATGACCTGAACTTAGGGAACTTTCAAAGTATTCTCCTAATGAATCCGGCAAAGCACCATAACGATTAACGTCGACTGGAATAACATCTGGTCTCAGGATGTAACGGATATTCGTCGTGTCTTCGTCGTCGCCGCCCTCTCTTTTAAAACAACACGGCTGAAGTATGCCTTTTGGATGTTTGTATTTATTGGTTAGTGCGACATAATGATCGGCTTCTTTACCGTTTTTGTTCCAGTAGTTTCCATCGTCTAATCGAATAGGTTTCTCTGAAAATGGCGGCGGGCATTTATTACCATGGTCTTCGAGCTGTTGTTTCGTCATGGTAACCTTGGATTGGGGGCACCAAATTTTGGGACATACATAATAATTCGCTTTTTTCCGTTCCTCTGTAGTTCCCGCATTCACAAAATTGGTATAGGATCCAGGAAAATTTGCGTCAATATAGTCTTTCTCAGCTTTGGTGAGGGCAACCGGTTGACGACGATTTTCAGCACCACATACACTTGTCCAGCGATGTGCAAATAAGTCTTTGTCAAATTCTTGTAAACGCTTCAGAATCTGTTTTCTATACTTTACATCGTCTTGTGGATCAATAGTATCTGTTTTTTTGGACTTGTTGTTTGATTTCGCCTCTTCTTCGTTTTCGTCATCATCTCTCTCGTTCTCCATATCATTCGCGTCATCTGCCTTTTCTTCTTCTAGTTCTTCCAAATCATCGTCCATCTCGTTGTCGATATCTTTTTTCATTGTATCGGTATCCCAGTTTCCAAAATCAATATCAAGATCATTATCGTCTTCCATGTCTCTAGCATCTGTATCTCCGTATTCATCTTCTAATTCATTCACATCTACAGATGATATGGATAGTTTGTCATCCATGATTGATTTCCATTCGTCTTGGAGCTTATCGTTTTTCCTGATATCGTGTTCAGATACATCAAGCCATGCCATACACATAATTTTCATAACTCTTTCGAGGATCGGTATATTCAAAAATTTACCGGTCAATTTCACTCTGAAACTCGTATTTGTCAGAATATCTGCTGTGAGTATGACATCTTTTTTAATACGTTGGTAAAGTTTGAGTTTTTCGTTATTATCTTTCCTATTGTCTATATCTTCTAGAATAAGTGTAATTTCATCATCATCTAAAAAGAACTGCTGATGCAAGGCTGTTTTGAGCTGTTCAGGTGTAAGTTGTGACATATATTTTCTAATAAAGTCATCAATCATCTCGCTATTTCGATAATTCTGAACACGTTTGTATTTCATCTTGAGATTTGCGTTATTTAACACAACGGATTCTAAGAAAGGATACAACGTCTGCAAGTATGACTTGGCATGTTGTATAGGGCACACTGCTTTGTTCAAATTGACTACCATGGAAGCCTCAAAGTCGGTGATTCGTATCGTCGAAGGTTTGTCAATTGCAAATACAGATGATGATAATCTGGGAAATGCATTGGGCATGGCCCAAATCGTCTCCATTCTTTCAAACATACGATTGACCTCTTCAAACGACTGTATAACTTTTTGCAGAGAAATATCCGTTGATTGATGAAATCTATAGAAAATCTGAGCCAGACCATTCTCGGAAAACACGACCGTAAAAAACTTGTTAATGCCTTCTACTTTCTCAAAAAACAGTCGACAGGTCAATCCATTATGTTTTCGCGGTAATACCCATTTTTCTAAATCATCCCATTGTATTTCGTGCTGATTATGCATAGATATATTCTGCTTATTGATCTTGAACATGTTGTCTTTGCTGTTTTTAAACTCCATAAAGGGTAGTACACTCGTTGTGTCCATTTGATTAAACGCAGATTGTAGATAATTGGTAAGAGACCCGACATTGATCCAATCAAGCTCAATCGTCAACCGTTGAACCCGATACTTGTTCTCGAGTATATGTTCATTTAAATTCGAGTCGGGATATTCGATAACATTTGCAATTATCTCGTTTGTGTTTTTAATTGTATCTGATTTCTTCTTATTGACAATTTCGTCTTTATCGCTTTTATACGGGAAATATGGAAGAATAATACCATTGTAAATACGATTTTTTGTATCCTTTTTCTCATACGCTTTTGTTACTTCTGTAGAAGTCGTTAGATAGAGAATATCGTTGCCACCTACTTGAGTGTGATCATGTGATATCAAGCTGTATATAAGTCGACGATCTCCTTGATAATTGACAAAATTTTCATTGACTCCGTTCTCAGGATGAAAAGGATCTGCATATATGTACACGATTCGGTCTTTAGAGTCTCTGTACTCTATTTCGCGGGGACTATAAATATAGCGTATATTGTGTTTTTCTACCTGTTCAGTGATCCACGAACACGCATCGATCTTGTTGATAATCGGGATGGGAGATGGGTCAATATGCCGACCAAATGCGATGTCTGCATGTTGAACCACATATTTTGATGACTTGAAAACGGACAAGTCACGGATGTGATCAGCTGTCAATGCATTTCGAGACCATAAATACAGATCATGTGGACTCATGTTTTTTAAAGCTGGAATATTGTGTATGCATTTCCACTTGACAATGAACATGGGATCGTCGCAATAAAGTTTTGACCGTATGATATGGCGAGAATCACAATCCGTCTTCAAGTGCATTTTCTTTTCGTAATCAGAGCCGAATAATTCCACTAGTTGTGACTCGTATTTAGAGAGTGACGACCGTTCTTCGATAGCTTCTTGAAGTAGTAGAGACATAGGGGCATTTCCGATCCATATACATTGTGCATATTTAGGTGTTTTGTCATATGTTACATGCATAAGAACCTGTATTTTATGCAGTTCAGTCGGAAGTTTATTAGAGTGCATCTCTTCCTCTACTTGAAATAGGAGATGAAAAAAACTACTGTTCTATTCTACTTGTCTATCAATAGGCAAGGGAATTAGGACTGCGAGAGTCTCTTTCGTGAATTGGCGCTCTAGTCTAGACAGACGGGCACCCGTAGGATGGATTATCCCAATGAGATTTTCCGTCTTATACACGAGAACGCGTTTTCCGGCTTCAAGTCGATATTCCACTTCTTCATGGGATTTGTTTTGAAGATTGAGTAGCTTTTTCATAGCTCGATAAGTGGCTATCCCTTCTGCAAGGATGGTAGTTGGTTTCATGTCGTCGATAATGCTCGAAACATGAGAGGCGCAGATTGCTTCCAGTTCTTTGCGTCTTGAAGCCGGAACCGCATTCCATTCTTGGACATTGGACGTTCTGAAAAACAGTATGTTGGTTTTAACCGACTTTCCAATAATTCTCGGGTCCAAGTAATATCGCATCTGTCGAGCCATAACATAGTCGTGTGTTAAATACTCGTGTTCTGGTGGATATAAATGCGGAATGAAATCCTTTGCATTACCACCTGGGTTGAATCCTATAATCAAAAGCGGATGTCTCTCATAAGGACCATAAAACACTTTATATCCTCCTGGTAGAAGGTTTGAATACTTGATCCATGTTTGATGGATAGAATGAATTATTGTCTCTGGGTCCATTGTTTACTTAAACTGAGATTGAGACTTATCCATTTTTATCGAATGAATAAGAAATCAGGTAAAAAGAACAAGCGGTTTTTACACCAATTGCATATGCAAACACCTATTTACAGATATAAACACCTATTTACAGAAGCAAATACAAACACGCTAATAACGGACAATAATCGGCTCAGGATTTTCCAATTCGCGGACTTCCTCGCCCATGAATGACAGTCGAACCCATGTTCTAACACGAAGTTCGGCGATTTTATGGACAAAACGTGATTTAAGTTGGTGTAACTCTTCTATAGAGTATTTGGGAGATGCATATCCTAAGAAGTAATAGTTCTTATGAATCCAGAATATCGATATGTCGTGTAATTTCAGATGATCTGCTATATCTTGCATTGTTGAAGAACTAGCCAAGCCTAACAGGCCCGTAGCTTCGAGAAGCGTCAGCGGATATCCGATATACCACATTACTTACATATAATCATGAACATTATCCATTTTTCTTTATTGTAAATTTAATACGGTCGATGTAATCGTGATTCCGCAATATTCAACGGGCGTTTTCCCGTAATCTACTTTACTATATAAATTGATAGCAACCGCTTCTGTCAAGAGTCGTTTAAAATTATTCCAGAAAGTGGTAGTATGTCCTATTTCTTTTGTCATGAGATGAGCCAATTCGTGCACTGCCACGTACATGACTGTGTTTTGGTCTACGATTTTGTCCTTACCATCTCGTGATCTCAGACAAAACACGATTTGCTCTCCTTTATTGACAGAATATGAGGTATAGCTAGAATTATCATTGCCTTCTGATAGTGAATCGGGGTCGTAATTACTTTTAAGCCGCTTAACATCCGCGTCATCTGGATACGTTTTCACCATATGATCTATTAAGGTCATGCAGTTTTTATTGGTTTGACCCAATAGGTTTGCGGCAGCTTGACTGTCCGGGAGGTTTTTAACTAAATAATCACGGCCATCTACATCTGATTTGACGTATTCTACTTCACTAAAATGCTCTCGAACATAAAATAAGAGATACATGATAGCAATGATGATCAACATAAATTCGGTTACACCGATAGCCATTACTATTATTACATCTGACATTTTTGAATATGCTACCCTCTGAAAAATGGACGGGCATAAAAAATACTTAAAGAGGAAGAGTAGTAATATCACTAACGGATGGAGTTGACTTTTCAGGTGATTGACTGGTTAGCTTTGGACATAGAGGATGAAGATGACGATGGGTCTGGATCGGAGGACACCATGCCTTCTACATCGTACAACATCAAGTTGTTCGGGATGGATGCGTCGGGTCGCTCTATTTCATTGAATGTGACTGGATTCGAGCCCTACTTTTACCTGAAATTACCCCGTCCTATTTCCGGAAAGGAGCTGGATGCTATCAGCAATTTTCTGGGTCGGTACCATCATTCGATTGTGGATATCAGTGTCATTAAAAAGAAGGACTTGTGGGGGTTTACCAACAAGACGTTGTTCTGGTTTTTGAAGATTACTTTCAAGAATCATAAGACAATGAAGTTTGTGGAGCGCTTATTCAACAAACCGATCAATCTTCCTTGCTTCGGGAAAATCCAGTTTCCTATTTACGAGAGCAACGTAGAACCCTTTCTGCGTTTCATTCATAAGAGGAACATCAGTCCGAGTGGATGGGTCCAAGTAGCGGCATCGGGATACCGCGAAGACCATTACGTACTCAAAACCAAGTGCGATCTCAATCTGACGGCCAATTGGAAAAACGTGACCGGGATAGAGAAGTCTACGACGGCTCCTTTTGTCATCGCTAGTTTTGATTTGGAATGCACTAGTAGTCACGGTGATTTTCCTATGGCTAAAAAGGATTATATCCGCACGGCTCGTGAGATCACCGAGTTATACCGGAAGCCGGGACAGACTACCAACCCTAGTCTTCTCAGGAAGACGATCAAGAATGGCCTACTGGAAGCCTTTGGAGATACTTCAGCAGGAAGTCCTATTTTCAGTCACATTTTCACAAAAAAACCGGTGAAGCTCGCCAAAGTGGAAACCGTGATTACCGAGAACCTGGAACATATCATGGAAGTATTGAAAGGCAATATTCACTATGATGAACATGTGGACAACTCGGATGCTGAGACCAAAGACTCAGAAAACGTATTCGAATCTATGATGAATCGCGTTGATTACGATTCGGATGATGATAAACCCCCTACACACGATGAAGTGGTGACTAAATTAAACAGTGTATTGACTTCGTGTCTTCCCTCCGTGCAAGGCGATTGTATTATTCAAATCGGAACCGTGGTGCAATCTTACGGTCAGAGAGAAATGACTAAAAAGATCATCTTTTCGCTAGGGACATGTGATTCTATTCCGGGTATTGAAGTCCGTGAATTCGAAAAGGAACGAGATCTATTGTTGAATTGGGCTGCATTCATTGGTGAAATAAATCCGGATATTATGACCGGGTACAACATCTTTGGTTTCGATATGGAGTATCTGGTAAATCGATCTCAAGAATTAGGATGTGAAGTGGAATTCCTGCAGCTGGGGCGCATTTGTGGCCGAGAATCACCGTATGTAGCTCAATCGCTGTCTTCCTCGGCTCTCGGTGATAACCTCTTGAAGATGATCAAGATGGAAGGGCGTGTCTCTATTGATCTCATGAAGGTAGTTCAGCGCGACCATAAGCTGGATACGTATAAGCTCGATAATGTGGCTTCTTCATTCATGAAAGGTGCTGTGCTGAGGGTGACATATGAAGATGATCAAACCCGCCTTCAAGTGGACAATACGAATGGCATCGAAGTTGGATGCTATATTAAACTGGGAAACGATGCCAAGGTGCAGGTCTTGTCGTTTGTTGACATCGAGAAGAATAAGGCAATCTGGATTCCGGGTATTGTTGTATTGACAAAAGAAGAGATGACGTGGGGTCTGGCCAAAGACGATATCACTCCTCAGCAGCTATTCGAATATTATAAGCGAGATTCTGAGCACCGCGCCATCATCGCCAAGTACTGTATTCAGGATTGTCAACTGTGCATTTTCCTCTTGAACAAACTCCAAATTCTGCCGAATAATTTCGGTATGTCGAACGTATGTTCTGTGCCGCTTTCCTATATTTTCCAGCGTGGTCAAGGAGTCAAGATTTTCAGTCTGGTCTCCAAACAATGTGCCGAAGACGGATATCTAATTCCTCTCATTCGATCTAATCCTGATTCAGAGGATGACGACGGATATGAGGGCGCGATCGTTTTAGATCCGGTACCGGGTATCTACATCGAAGATCCTATATCGGTACTCGATTACGCGTCCCTTTATCCGTCGAGTATGATTAGCGAGAACATATCCCATGATTCTATTGTGATTGATCCCAAATACGATAATCTCCCTGGGTATGAATACATCAATATCACTTATGATCTGTACGAAGGAGAGGGAGACAAGAAGCACCGTGTTGGAGAAAGGGTCTGTCGATATGCCCAGTTTCCAGAGGGAGAGAAAGGAGTCATCCCGCGAATCCTGCAGAAGCTGCTCGTCGCCCGAAAAACCACCCGTAAAAAGATGGAAGAGACGACCTTTATCATGAAAGATGGGCGCTCGTTTAGTGCTATCATCAAGAAGAAATCGGAGGACGGTCTCACGATCACGTTGGCCAATGGAGATACCGTGGCGACTGTGGAAATCGAGTCTATGGCGGATTCCTATGACGATTTTCAGAAAGCCGTATTGGACGGTTTGCAGCTGGCTTACAAAATTACTGCGAATAGTGTGTATGGGCAAGTGGGTGCCAGGACCAGTCCCATTCACATGAAAGACTTGGCTGCATCAACGACTGCGACAGGTCGAAATCTCATCTTATCAGCCAAAGACTTCTTGGAAAAGAACTGCAGTGCCAAGGTAATTTACGGAGACAGCGTAGCGGGATATATGCCTACCGTTTTACGTGTTGATGGAAAGATTGTGACAGAAACCTTTGAGAATATTGTTCCTCGTTTCGGAAAAAGACATAGTGATATTGATGGTGATGGATGGATACGATGTGATGACAAAGAATATTGTGAGTTGGATATCGAAGTCTGGACGGAGAAGGGCTGGACTCGTGTTCATCGGATTATGCGACATTTCCTGGCTCCCGGCAAGAAGATGTTTCGCATCGTCACACCGACTGCCATCGTCGATGTTACCGAAGATCATTCCCTAGTTACAGACAAAGGAAAACCGATCAAACCGATCGAGCTTACTAAGAAGTCGAGGCTTTTACATGTCGACCTGCCTGTTATCTCAATGCAGAGGGAATGGAGCAAACTAGAAGAGCTGTTGATACTTGAAAACAGAGAATTACATTTTGAAACGGCATTGGATGCTTTGGGAATGTGTATGCTAGCCAGAAGTATGGGCATCACGATGGAATGTTTCCCTGGAAAAAATGATTTTATTCTATATCCTTCTGTTGGAATTTACGCCAATACCCTCAAATCTATAACTGATGTACGGATGGCAATATTGGATTATGTAGGTTATGTATACGATTTGACTACTGAGAATCATCACTTCCATGCCGGAATTGGTCGACTCATAGTCCACAATACGGATTCTATATTCGCTATATTTCCAAATGAAAAGCTTGTCGTAGATCCTCATACGGGAGACATGCAGCGTATAAAGTGTAAGGGAATTGAGGCGATTCAGTTGTCTATTGATGCGGCCAAGGAAGGTTCAGAGAAGTTCAGACCATCTCTCAAGAAACCACATGATCTGGAGTACGAAAAGACTTTCTTCCCTTTCATCATCTTATCTAAAAAGAGGTATGTTGGAAACAAGTACGAATTCAATGACAAGAAATATAAGCAAACGAGTATGGGAATCGTGCTCAAGCGCCGTGATAATGCGAACATACTCAAGCACGTCTATGGTGGCATCCTAGACATCATATTGAACGAACGAGACGTGAAGAAATCTATTACGTTCTTGAACTCGTGTCTACACGATCTGATCGAAGGAAAGGTCAACCTGGATCAACTGGTCATCACCAAAACGCTTCGTGGATCTTATAAAAACCCGATGCAGATTGCCCATAAAGTATTGGCAGATCGGATGAAAGAGCGCGATCCAGGGTCGGCTCCTCAGAGCAATGACCGGATTCCCTATGTGTATATTCGGACAAGTCAGCCCAAGAAGCTTCTACAAGGAGAGCGGATCGAAACTCCAGCTTATATTCTAAAACATAAACTCGAACCTGATTATGAGTTCTATATTACAAATCAGATTTTGCGTCCTGTTGTTCAATTGTACGCCTTGATTCTAGAAGAACTAAAAGGATACAGGAAAGGAGCGGATTTCTATAAAAACATGGAGAAGCAACTCGTACAGGCGAACACCCTCTCTCTCAAGAAGATCCGTGACAAAATCTCGCGGCTGAGAGAAAAGGAAACCGAGGAAATCCTCTTCGGACCATATATGAAAAAACTTGCCAATAAAAAACAGAACTTGCGTGAAATATCGTCGTATTTCAAGCCGGTTGCCAAATCAAACGTTGTAACGATTTAAGGATCTAATGTTATATATGTACAATGGATTCCAATGAAAGTGTGCTTTGGAATAATACAGAGGGGGATGACGAAGGTCTTGATGAGGGGATACATTCAAACCAAGAAGACGGCACTGATTTACAAACAGAAAATCAGCAATTTCAATTTAGTACAATGAATTACTATGCGTATATGAATCCACCTTATGATAACATATTCGGTCCAGCTATTCAAATATTAACACCCATGCGAAGTTCGTCTTCCGGCACTGCGCCGATCTTAGATATGCCGACTACTCCCTTTGCGCTTCGTAGCCCTTTATTTAGTTTGCCAGACACCATTCCGCTAAATCAATCTCGGTCTCAATCTCACTCTCGACTTCCTGATCCAAACAATGCAGCTAATCAAATTCCGCCGGTGCCTGTCTATCTGCATAGTCCTGTTAGAGCAGAACCACCTGAGCTTGAAGACGTATCCATGAATATAGATACAATTGTCGACGGTTTAAAACATGCGAGATCTCGTTACTCAGAAATAATCAAAACGGAAGAAAGCACTCAAAAATTACTAGAAACCTTGTCTGAATCATACAATCGTATTCACAGTGAATTTCATACGTTTATGGATTTGATTAAAGGACACAAAGAGGATAATGGGAATAGTACAAATATTCTCAACATGTTAAAAAATGATTATGATACTGCATACACGAATATTCTTCAAGAAATGAGAACCAAAACTGCAGATAAACCTGTAATAAAACAGAGATTAGAAGGATTCCAAAAGCTCGTTTTAACTGGTATGCGCGAATTCGTTCCACCTGAATCAGTTAAACAGCATTTGTGCCCGATTTGTTTCGACAAAGAAGTAAATTCTACTATTAACCCATGTGGACATACCTATTGTTTTCAATGTGTGTCGCGAGTCAAGTGTTGTCCTCTTTGCAAAACGAATATTCTTTTTATTTCCAAGATATTCTTTAGTTTGTAGTTTTCCGTAATCGCGTTATGTTAACGCGGCTTTCTTTCTATTACATCACTAATGAACTATAAGACTCATATATTTCTTTATACTGGGTTGTCTATAGTTGTTGGTGCAATATGGTTTTATGGCGCATCTTGGGTACGGAATGATACGAGTGATAATAAAAAGAAAGAGAAAGAGAAAGAGAAAGAGAAAGCTTCAGAAGAATCAGAATTAGAAGGAGAAAGCAAGACGACTCTAGAGATTCATAAACATAAAGATGAACCTAAAGACATAAAACTATCTACTGATGTACAACTTGTGCTCTCAACAAGTCCATCATTTCACTCTGCTGACGTGTTAGAGAACAGCACAGATGTAGCGATGAACACACCTATATTAATATTACCCAGTCCTTCTACACCAGAATGGTCAAATGTATCAACTCCGCGTTTTTATGATGACGATAAAAGAGAAAAAGAAAAGAAGAAAGAAAAAGACACACTCTCTAACTCTAACTCAGGATTGTTGCAGAATTGTATTGTTTTCATGACTAAATTTACCAACCATAAAACGCCTTGACATCTGGATGGAGTTTAAAAGATGATTTCGCGATGTCTAATATATGTAGACTATCCAAATCTCGAACACGAGACAAAGCAGTATATGCCTGTCCATGTGCAAAGACACTCGGTCCTAGATCGATAGCAGCACAATCTAGCGTCATGCCTTGACTTTTATGAATCGTCAAAGCCCATGCCAGTTGTAAAGGGATATTAAAGACATGTAGGGTCTCTGTATCATCGCATTGTTTTTTCTGAGGTATGACTACTCGTCTTCCATTTTTTATCTGAACTTCTGGGCCTTCTTCTGTAAATCGACATACAAATCCTCGTGTTCCATTAACAAGACCTTCTTCGACACAAATATTGGCGGTAAGTACCACTTGAGCACCAATCTTTAGGGACAGTTCGTCTGGAATATCTTGCGATTTTGCCCACTTTTTCGCCATCTCTGAATTACGGCCTCCGTATAATGTTTTATAAACGATTTCTTCTGATTGCAAAGCATTATATGAACTCGTATTGATATTATCGGCATCTTTTCTTGTAGCAAATAAAACGGTCGGTTCGATTCCTTCGGGAAAGGGAGAATTCATTCTGTTGACTAGAGAATCCCATGTGCTTCTCGGACATTTTCCTTGGCGTGCCTTTTCTAAGATGACCTGAAAATCTTGATCGTCTCTTTGGCGCATCAGGGTTTTTAGAACGATAGTCACAGGAATAGCGTCTTTCCAGTAATGGCTTTTGAAGCAGAATTCTCCCTGAACCGGTGGCAGTTGCGCAAAATCACCACACAAAATGACTTGAACTCCTCCAAAGACAAAAGGAGAAGAACGAAGATGACATAAAATATTGGATATTTTTTCAAACAGTTCGTCATTCAGCATGGATACCTCATCAATGACCAGGATATTCATTTTCTTCCACTCCATCAAAATCCCATTTCGTCCTCTGATCAAGATAGAATTTACGATGTCTTCGACGCTCTTGGTTCCTAGACCAAGCTGGAGTGCACTATGGATAGTTCTTCCTCCCAGCAAAGCAGATGACACGCCTGTCATACCGGTGATCATTATTTTTTTACCGACCATTTTTGCGTATCGATATATCTCTCGAATCAAATAACTCTTTCCGGTCCCAGCTGACCCGGTAATAAGTATATTATCTCCTCGTTTGATAGCTTGTAAAGCGAGACATTGTTCTGCATTCATCTCACTTATTCTGTATTTTTGGGTATCACTCTCACTAGAGTACGTCTTTAGAAACGCGTCCATTTTTTCGAAACAATTTAAGGAATAAACTGTAAAGTTAGGATAGTATTATAAGCTATGCAGAAACTTTGTGGATTGATGAACAATCAAAACACGTGTTATATCAATACTTTGATTCAATGTCTTCGTTCATGTGATAGGCTACGTTTGTTGTTTAAATCTGGAATGAATTTAGATCCAAATGAAAGCCATGTACATGGGCCCCTTGTAATAAAAGCCTTTTCACAATTATTATCAGAAATGGATCAACCCGCTACAGAGTGTATATTGCCGACAACCTTTTTACGTACGATGGAGGCAAGTATTCCGTTCATAAATGTATATACACAAAACGATATGCACGAAACATTTATGATTTTATGGAATCGAATGAATGAAGAGATTTGCGTCCCCATTTCTATGAATAAACCATCACAAGATCCTGTAAATGGCGGGGTGTTGATGAAGAAATTACAAACAAAATGTGACCGAGAATGGTCTAAAATGATAAATAAAGAATATTCACCTTTGATTGATTTAGTCTATGGACAGCAGATTGTGCAAATCATTTGTGGTGGATGCAAGCATATACACCACAATTATCAGCCATTCAACGTACTCGAACTTCCCGTCGAAGGAACGGAGTTGCAAGACTGCCTCAATGCGGCATTCGTCCCAGAAAAACTCAATGCAACTCCAGAAATAAGAAAAACAGATGGATGGACTTGTACCAAATGTAAAGAGATACATGCAAGCGAAAAGACGGTTCACTTTTGGAAGCTTCCTCCTATATTGATCATGTGCTTGAAACGTTTCGTTTCACATTCCAATGGAGTGATGAAAAGAAATACAAGTATACGTTTGCCAAAGGGTGTTAGCTTTTACCCATTATATCAGAGCACACCAAACAAACCTATGTCGTATACATTGAAAGCAGTAGGACACCATGTAGGTGATCTCAATTGTGGTCACTATTATACTTCATCCTACACAAACGACAAATGGTTTCATATCAATGATATGCATACCAGAGAAAGTAATGATATCGATACAAATAGTTATATGTTATTCTTTGAAGCAATATAACTAACCCTTTTTATTGTAAGAGTCTAACGGTAAAGTATTGCTACGTAACATACCGCCGGTCTTCTTATTGCCACCCGCTTGTGATGGAGCTTTATTGCATCCGCATCCACCTCCTCCCTGTTTGCGGGTGGTCTTCTTAGGTAATTTAAAACCGGCTGTTTTAGCTAAAATAGGCCCTAGTACTTCAGCGCGGCGGTCTCCATTATAAACGGAATAGGTTTTAAGAGCACTATGATAATACACGATCGTCGGAAATCCACCAAAATAAGTATGTGCCGCATTGACTACTGGATCTGCTGCACGTTCTTTGGAGAACTCTTGCTCGTCGATGGCCCTTATTTGTAAAGGAGCTTTCTTAAGAATATGCTTGAGTTTTTCTAACTCAGGAACGAATCTCACACAATGTCCACACCATGCTGCCTTAAAAATGATAAGGGCATCACAGTTTACGTCTAACATTTCTGTATGCGTAGAAAAAATATAGTTTCCCATAATAGATACAGGATGTCTACATTTGAAGAGTTCGAAAAGCTCGACTGCGATCAAAATAGATGCAAATCAGCGACATACAATCAAATGCAAACAAATGCTTTGAATTACAGGCTCGACTATAATAGCACAAATCGCCGATGTTTTCGCGATCCGGATCAGGAATCTGCGTTACAAAAAGCACAGTATACAACGCGATTCTACACGGGGGTTGTGTGTGACTGCAAAGCGGCTCCTACCAATCATACTTTGCAGATGGAAGTTCCCAAAGGGGTGGGATTCCGTGAAGTAACAAAGGATAAAAACGTATTGTACAAATGCTAAAACACCTTTTCTTTTCGTTTCTTTTGGGATTGTTTTTTGTTAAAACAATCGGGAATGGTACCATCAATACGACCGTATTTCATTTTATTTTCAGAGGCTTGACGTTGATGAAGAGTGCAGTATTCAGATTCTCGGTGTCTACGTTTACACTGGTCACCCTTTCCGCCATTCCAAACACGTGCCATGCAACGTTCTTCCGGAGGCGGAGGAGCACGCGGTTTCTTTTTTTTGATCGTAAGCGTTTCTAACTTTGAACTGATAATATCGATATCTAATCCTAAATATCGCGAATAAAGATCAGCATACGGAATGTTGAAATCTTTTGACACAAGCTTTAGAATATCTTCAATAGGGCCAAGAATCAGACCCTTGGCTAACAACGGTACTACTAATGCATCCAACTCGTTTGCAGACATACTTGATAAAGTCTAATGGGAGTACTTAAGGAAAAAAGATATCCATTTTTTGGGCTTTACTTTTGGCTTTCATACACCTCGACGGCTTTTAAGATAGACTGTGCTTGAGGAAGTTGGCAAAGATCCACATTAGAATCGTCTATTTTTGTAATATCGGGTTGAACATTAGAAACGAGGTCTTCCGGCTTTATCTGCATGGGATCTAGAGAGGGCACCGGTGTTTTCGGCTGTGTGACGGGCACATCTACCGAGGAAAGCATAATGTTTTTAAAGTGGTTGGCAAGAGTTGACCATTTGTATTTATCGTTTTTGGCGATTCGCTCGCGACATGCGATACCGTGTTTCACTCGCAACTCAGGGTTCTTATAATAAATGTCTAGAGCACTGACGATATCACCTGCGTCACAAATGCGACCTTCACCTCCAACAACATCACGCATAGAATCCACATAGTAAGACCAACGAGGTGGTACCAGCACAGTATTCTGGCTATCGAAAAAGTCCTTGAACCCACCGACATAATTGACAACCTGAGGAATACCAATGCCAGCCTGTTCAAAGTTGCAGAGCCCAAATCCTTCACCATCACAGGTATTCAGCCCTACATCTGCAGCATTGTATAGGATATTCACGTCTTTATCTGATAATTGCTGAGGATTATTAACTAGAATGAGGTGATACTTGGCTTTATCGGGGTCTATCTTGTATTTACGACATTCTGATACAAAGATATCAACGAGATCCCATGCTCCCGTCAAAGCGGTTCCGACGATCATGCGAACAGGCTCATTGGGATGAAGGCTGAGGAACTTGACAAAGGCCATCATGGAAATATCCCATCGCTTTCGAGGCTGATTTCGATTAAGATTAATAATCACAAAGTCGTTTTCGGGAATATTGTAATAGCTTCGTGCCACCTTTTTGGGAATCGGATAATGATGGCTTGAGTTAAATCCATGTCGTAAGATATACATCGGTTTGGTATAACCTTGTTCCTTGAAAACGGATTCCCAGAATGAAGTGAACATGATTCCGGCATCCGAATTTTGGTGTACGAAATTGACCAAGGCGTTCTTTTCGTTTTCATACACTAAGTCGACATAAGGAATGATTTTGAAACGTCGATTAGGAATGCTGTTCAGTCTCTGGAGGAACGTCGACAATACAATCAAGTCATTGTAGACGACCACCACATCAGGATCACGTTCTTTAACAAAGGCTTCAATTAAATTCTCACCAAACCCCTTTTCGCGAGGGTTTTCGTTCTTAAAGGCATCGTAGACTTCGATGTGATCGGGGAGCTTTCGTTCTAATTCATGTTGCTTGTTATCGTGATAGTTTTGAAACCCGAACACACTAATTTGAAGTTCATCTTTGTAGACAGCTAACTCACGAAGAAGTTCATATAGTACACGCGAATACCCGTTAAACTGCGTCGGATATGTTCCGCAGATTATCACTTTCATCGGCATCTTTATTATACTATAGAGAATTTGAATAGCTTAAAGTGCGCATCACATGATTTATGTTTTCTCTATATGTATAACAATAGAAGATGCGCTTCATTGCACATCGAGGCAACGTGTTTGGCAGGAATTCAGAACGAGAAAACACACCATCTTATATTGACGAAGCCTTGTACAAATACAATCACGATGCTGAGATTGATGTATGGTCGATTGACAATAAACTATACTTGGGACACGATGGTCCGGATACTGAAATATCTCTGACTTTCCTATTATATCGTAAAACACGACTATGGTGTCATGCAAAGAATCTGGAGGCTCTCACTGTTTTATTAGAACATGGGCTTCATTGCTTTTGGCATAACACAGATGACTATACGTTGACAAGTCAAAACATCATATGGGCCTATCCCGGAAAATCAATTCAACTTCCACATTGTGTGTGTGTTATGCCAGAAAGAATGTCACAAGATACATATACCTTGAACCAGTTACAGAACTGTTATGCGATATGCACAGATGACATTCATATGTACACAAAATTACTTACAGCAATCAACCAAAAAGAAGAGTTCATTGATTAATATGGAACGACGATGTGATTTACATATCTGCCGAACGGTCGCTTATCGGTTGAACTCGTATATACCTTGTTCGTAACAACGTCTAGATAATATAGCTTGTTTTCGCAACGAAATAAGACACGGTTTTCGGATACTGTATGCGCCATGTAATGAATTCCACTGACGCTTTTTCGATTCAGATGTTGTTTTATTCCATCATCAAATTTATCGTGACGTATACAAGTATGGTGATGCGGACGTGGGTTCAATGTACATTGCTCGCCTTTCATAGTCTTGGCAAGGCATCTGTTTCGATCCGTGACATAATCTAATTCATCCATGGCAATAAATCGAATTAAATTGATAGGACTAAACCCTTTTTTCTTTTCGCTTTGGATTCCTCCATTTATTTACTTAAAGAGATGATACCAATCAAGGTATAAATGTATCGGCAACGCATAGAATCACTTTTGCAAGAATGGGAGCAAAGCACAGCGACTACGAAAGCAGAAGCCACAAACACATACAATCTATCTCAAAGAAAATTACAAGATCAGTATTCCGAGTTGGTTCAAGCTAAAGGACGTATCTCCGAATTAGAAAAAGAATTGAAATCGGTTCGAGATGAATACAACAGTTTCATGACTGTATCTCGCGTTGTGGCTATTACAAATGAGAACACACGACTAAAGGAGACGGTCCGTCTGCTAGAAAGGTCGGCTCTTAAAAACAAAGCGGATACTGGTTCGAATACATATATTACACCTGTCTTGTCTTCTCCTCATTTACCTAGTACACCAACCGAATGTGAAATGGAAAAAGAAAGTGAAAAAGAAAGTGCAAGTGAAAGAGAACAAGACAATGACGTGTCTACCCAAGAGCAGATCCCATTAGTTGAAGAAAAAGTGAAAGAAGAACCTCCTCCCGCAGAGCAACAGCTTGAACTCGATGAGGCCGAGCCTGAACAAGACATCGAAGTATATGAAAAAACGATTAAAGGGAAGCTTTATTATGTTGGCAACGATGATCAAATCTACGAAAACATAGAAGGAGAACTGGGTAATCCACTGGGGAGATACAACATCGTAAACAACAAGAAAAAAATAGAATGGTACTAACCATTCACTTTCAAGTTCATAGTATGATCAAGAGTATTTTTGTTCTGATGAAGCGGTTTTGTTCTTTCTAACTTCATTTTGTTTTCCAACATGAATAGTTTCTGTTTATCAACTGGGACAAACAGGTTTTTACGTTGTCCATAATTGAAACTATCCATGTCATTTACTTCTTCTAGTTGTTGGATGACAGCGACCATAGGATATGTATGAGTACTCATCACTTTATTCGTGTCAGAGTAAGCCCTGAATTCATTAATATCCATATAACCTCCGAACATTTTCAGAGCATGACGAGGAGGTGCCATCTTTACCATATCACGGTATTGAAGCTTACGCGAAAGCATATTGAGGAGAGAAAAAGACTCCCATACATCATGTTTCAGTTCATTTGAATAGAAATTGTAAGCCATCGCACATTCCAGACTGCAGAAACAACCGATCACATGAAATTTAGCATGAGTATATTTCGTAGGAATACCGACAGGTGAATTGGTGAAAGAATGACAACACCAAAAACATGATATGTCTGTGCTGATCGGCCATTCATCGCGAACCACAAACTCATTGAGATGATCAAACACTTTCTTTCCAGATATTTTTTCCGCTTTCTTGCGTTTCAATACAACAGGAGCATTCACCGGTTGAGGATTAGATGACGGTACTTCGTCTTCTATCTTGACCTCACATGGTTGAGATGAAAATTCATTGCAATCAAATTTATCATATGCATCTGGAATAACAATGTTAGGCTCGTAATTATAAAAGTTTTTCTCGAAATTATTACTATCTGTTTGGAAAGTACTAATCGCATCAGCTGTTATATTTAATTGAAGAATTACGTTCTCGGATCTTTCTTCTCGATCTCTTTCATCCGTATTATCGGAATCTTTAGATGCATCTTTTTCGTTTTCTTTATCTAGCGTATTCTTGTCTTTTTTTGTTATCTTTTTAGTTCTTTTGGGCTTGGCTTTGTTATCCGTGTTGCATACATCGGAAGTTTCGGTTGTATTATTACTTAATTCTGTTTTGGCTGCTATATCTTTAGAACGTTTAGTTCTAGGTTTTTTTGATGTAGTTTTCTCCTCTATCGGTTCTTGTTTATCAACATCTCCTAGTGTAGCAGAAGTCTGTTCTCCTAGTGTAGCAGAAGTCTGTTCTCCTAGTGTAGCAGAAGTCTGTTCTCCTAGTCTAGAAGAGGTCTCTCCTGCTAGTGTAGCAGAAGTCTGTTCTCCTAGTCCAGAAGAGGTCTCTCCTGCTAGTGTAGCAGAAGTCTGTTCTCCTAGTGTAGCAGAAGCTTCTTGTTCGAGAGGCGTTTCTTCTTTGATCAACACAGTTTTCGCCACGCTCTTCTTAGAAGAAGCTCGAGGTTTCTTCTGTTTTGTTGAGACAACCTCTAAAGATGTATCAGCCATTTGTAAAAAAATACCACTAACTACATATAGTTAATTAGCCTTTAAGTATGCATATGAGCCCTGCACACGGGGATATATTTATCGGACCCCCCGACTACTTCTCGAGTTGTATCGCGCGTATCGATTCTTTTTGAAAAAATGGCAGGAGTTCCATTTCGACATGTAACACAAAATGCGGTCAGCTTGTCGACTTGATCAGCTATCGGAACAAGACGGATCGTTTCAAAAGGTTGACAACGGAAATCTCCATCAAGTCCAGCTACAACCAAATATTTGTGATCTTCATTGACTGCACGATATACTGTCTCATATAAATCGGGAAAGAACTGCGCTTCTTCAATAAAGATAATCTCTGAAGTTCTATAATCGTCCAACTCGAACATATGCTTTAATTCTGTTAATGGAACGGCGGACTCTGTATCTTTGTTATGAGAAATAACCGCATGTTCCCGATTTTCATCTGTTGATATATAACGTATATCTGAAGAATGATTTATAATCAAAATCTTTCGGCCTATAACACGATGATTACGTATGCGTCGAATGATTTCGCTACTCTTCCCACTAAACATACAACCCAGAATAAGTTCTAATCTTCCTGCCATTTCGTCTAGTATAGTTTAATAGCTTCGTTCTTAAATCATTTTTTTGAAGCTTGTGATTTAGATCTCTTACCCGATTTTTTATGATATCGATATCGAATCCCTCCTTCTTGAGTAATATAGAAACCACCAGTTGTTACATTCGTTTTAGATAAGGTGTAAATATTTTCAACACTTGTTTTCATCGTTTCCATCTGTTGTACATGATCAAGCATATTGTTCTGTTTGAATTGATCTATGATTCCGCCCATAGATTGTTTGAATTGCTCTTGAAGTTTTACAATATTGTCTTGAGTAATTTGCTTAACATAAATCAAATCCTTTGGATCTAATATTGTATTCTTTTCCATCTCACTAAATACGACCTGTAAATTATCAATAAACTGGATGTATTTGTTTAACATCCCACTTAAGTCGAGAACCA